ATAAACAGTATTTGCAGCAGTTAATTCGTTACTTAACTGTTGCTGACTTTTAGGTACGGGTTTTCTATTTTCAGGCATTACATTCTTTCTAAAGTTATACCTACCTTATCAGCAGGTATATAATGAGTTTTACATATAATTGAGGTATCCCAACCAAATTTTTCTAATCCTGGATTCCATCCTGGGACAGGTTGAGGATTATTATTATAAGATGGATTTTTTCCTGTAAAGTATTGAGCTGCGTTTGTAGTTTCTACTTCATAATAAGAGTTTTCATAAAGAATAATATCTCCTATTTGAGGTACTAAATCGGCACCATAAATATTATCAGTCCAATCATTTAATTTATAACCTGTTGTATTAAATGTATCAGGTTCAGATCCATCTCCTTGGAGTTTACCTATTAAATCATCTCTTAAAAATCTAAAGGTAGGTTTCCAACTAAAGCTAGTACCTAAATCATCTACGGGAAATTCCATTTCAGGAAGGTCGATTAAACAGTATAAAAGGATAGGACCTATATAATACTTAGCATCATAGGCTTCACCATATATGTTAGTATTAGTTTCGTTTAATCTAAATTTATAAAAAGCACATTGTTGAGAAATAATATTACCCATCAACTCACGGTTGATGTGTCTAAACATGCTAATATCTCTTGCTTCTCCGTAAAGTGCCATTATCCTATGTAAATTGTCATTGGGGTTCTATTTAACTCATTTTGTGAAAACTCTGCTTCATCTTTACGTCTTTCAAGCATACTTTTTCTTGAAGTTTCATCAAAATATGCTCTTAATCTTTCAATTAAAGCAGTTTTTTCAGCTTCGGCAGCAGCAACTAATGCTGGACCATTAAGAGTAACTTCAGCTCCTGGGATTGGGACTGTAGTGTATTTACCTCTAACATATCCTAGCATTTCTTTACATTGAGCTAGTGTATATTCAAAAATCCAAGATCTACCTATAGAGTTTATTTGAGAATAAACCGGATTTGTAAAGGGTACATTTGAAGGGTTACTAATATACCCTGCCCCTTCAAGACCACTACCTGATTGTAATGAATCTGTTAATCTTTCATTTTTAAGTAAATATTGGAACCAGTAATTAGTACCGGTATCACCTTCTGTAGGTACCGGGTAGATTCTTAATTTATTATTTATAAGTTCGAAACTATAAGCCGAAAGAAGAATTTCATTTCCTAATTCTACTTGTTGGATAGTACCTACGTTATATGATAAAGGAGTAACAAAGAAGTTAGAGCCGTAACCGTAACCAGCTACACCACCTAAACCACCAAAGAAACTACCCCAACCAGCACCTAAACCAATACCACCACCATAATAGTAAGTAGCAGAAGCAGGAACACCCTGATAAAATACTCGTTTAATTTCTAATTCACTACCCGAAATCCCATGATCAGCTGCCCAAACATCAAGATCATAATCTTGAACTGAGCCTGTTAATATAACTGAACCTGAGTACCAGTTAACATTGCCTCCTACACCTGCTTCTGTACCGTATTGTTCTGAGATACGGATAATATTACCCATATTAGGGGTAATAATAGTGTTATTAAGGTTAGGGATATTAATTGGTAAACCTTCTAAACTTAAAAGATTTTCTCTAACTTGATAAGCATATAATTCGTTACCGTAAACTGTTACAGCTTGTTCAAAAGCAGTAAAAAAATTTGTGTCTTGTAATTCTACGTTTTCAATAGGATAACCTAAACGTTGAGCACAAAATTTAGTTACTTTTACAGCATCTTGTTGAAATTCTATATCGTTACTGTAAAAGCCAAAAGGTACTAAATTAGAAGACCAGACGGGGTTACCATTATATATAGGAATATTTGCCATAATTTTTGTAATAAATATTAAAAAAGAAAGCCCCAAATTGGGGCTTTTCTTAAAGAAAATTTATTATTATATAAACTATTGTTTATAGGGCATACCAAGATGACCCATCCCACATATAGGGTCTAGGAGGAGTGCTTGATGATACAGCAAATGATCCTATAGCTACACCTGCAGGTAGGGGGTGAGTTGGTTGTAATGTTAGAACTTGTGAAGCCGATACTATTAAATCTCCATTTATAGTTAAATCTCTAGTTGAGAAATCACCTAAGATAAGAGGGTTAGTAACGTTATTTGCTGAGTTGTGGATTCTGAGTTTATTAGATTCTCCTGATACTCCTAGGACTTCATTACCTATGTAAACGTTATAATTACCTGCATCATTATTAAATCCACTATTTACACCTACTGCAGTATTACCTGTACCTGTAGTTATATTGTATAATGAATAAAATCCTACAGCAGTATTATTATTAGCTGATGTTGCTTGTAATAAAGCTGAATCACCAATTGCTGTATTGACTCCTCCTCCTTGAAGGTTAAACCCAGCTTGATATCCTACTGCTGTATTATTATCACCTGTAGTTAGAGAAAATAAAGCAGCGTTACCTACTTGAGTGCTTGATGTATTTTTAAGTCCTATATTTATTCCACTTATTTGAGATAATCCATAGGTTTCAAATGAACCTGAGACTGCAGCTGAACCTGTATAAGGAAAGACTCTAGCAAAAGAAGCGGTTGTAGCAAAAGATGAACTAACTGCTCTTGATGCAGAAGTTGCAAATGAAGCACTTACAGCGTTTAATACATAAGATGCTGTAGTTGCAAAAGATGCGCTTACTACATTCTGAATTGAGCTAGTAACAAAATAACTTAATTGTCCTGAGATTATATCTATTCCTACTATATTGGTTCTAACAGCATTGTCTAAACTTTTAATTTGAACTCTATTAGATCCTGAAATTTCAAAAGTGCCGGGGCTAACTAAATTAAACGATATATTAGATGCTGATGAGGTAGCATTAAATGTAAGATCATTTCCATTTGAAATAACTACTCTTGCACTACTAAGAGTACCATCTGAGTTGTAAATATTGGGTGCAAATGAAGTAGAAACTGCTTGAGAAGCACTTGTAGCATTTAAAGCATAAGAAGCTGATGTGGCCGTAATAGCGTTAGTAGCACTAGTTGCATTAGTAGCATTTAAAGCATAAGAAGCTGATACAGCTTGAGATGAGTTAATACTATAAGAAGCAGTTGTAGAGTATGAAGCACTCACAGCATTCAAAACATAGGATGCTGTAGAGGCATATGAGGCACTTATAGAACTGATAATATAAGAAGATGTTACAGCATAAGATGCTGTGCCCTCTAAATTACCAATAAAATTTGAAGCCGTAACATCTCCAGTTACGTTTAATGATCCGGTTATTGGGTGAGATCCTGTAAAATATGCAAAGTTATTGTCTAACTCTTGAATTGTTAAAGCAGATCCTTTTTGTTCTCTAAAAGTTAAGTTTGCCATGGGGTTTTTTATTAAGATTAAGAAGATGCAACGATATATTCTAATTGTATTGAACCAGAATATGATGTATTTGAATCCCCAGCTTTAGCTTTAATAAGATTCATATACACAAAATCTGTGTAATATTGTTCGTCAACATAACCTTCTACAACATAATCACCTGTTTGTGAAGCATTAAAATCATCATTACTTAGCATTAATGATTTACCAGCATCTAATTTAAAAATAACAGATTCACTATTAGTTTTAATTAAATAAATACTAGCAAAATAATTACTACTAGGTAAATTAGTAATTCTAATGTATTTTACAGCTGAATTAACAAAAGAACCAGGGGTTTGTTCAGATTCACTATTTGTAAATGCTATAATTCCTATACCAGATCCTGAGTAATCATAAGTAACTGTATCTATTCTTCTAACAAATTGATTAACATCCGGTATAATAACCGTATTAATTGCAGTTTCTACATTATTGTTAGGTAATGTTATTTGTTCTTGAATAGAAACAGTAAGGTTTGACATCTTTTTTTATTATAAATATATAAAAAGAATCAAAACTTTTTATTACTTAAACCAGAAGTGCCTAGATTAATTCCTTGTTCTTTAGCTTCTTCATAGTAGCTTATCAAATCTTCTACAATAGGATCTCTATGATTTTGTTTTAGAGTAATTGCTTCTAAATTTTTAATTTTTTTAGCTCCTTTATATAAGAATCTAAATCCAGAATCTTTTTTATTTTTAAGATCAACTTGAATATCGTCACCGCAGATCATCATTTTAGATCTTAAACCAATACGTGTTACAATCATTTCCATTTGTTCATGTGTAACGTTTTGGGCTTCATCTACAATGACAATACTATCGAGAAAAGTCCTACCGCGCATAAAAGATAGGGGAACAATTTCGATAACTCCTTCTTCGATAAGTTTTTCAATTTTAATTTTATCATAAAGAACAAACATGTTTTGGTAAATAGGTTGAATCCAGGGGTCCATTTTTTCTCTTAGATCACCTGGTAGGAAGCCTATTTCTTCCTTAGATACTGTTGGACGTGTTATAATAATTTTTTCTACTTCTCGCATGAATAATTTTTCGAGAGCAATTTGACACGCTAACAGTGTTTTACCGGAGCCAGCGGCTCCGGCAAGTAATGTAACTGTATTTTGTAATATTTTTGCTTTAGCTTCTTTTTGTTCTTGATTTAAATCTATTTTAAATTTTATTGGGTTTTTAGGTTTTCTTTTTTCTCTAAAAATATCTTTGTTAGATGTTGTATCCATTTTTAAAATTTATTTTAACCAGTTTATCTAAACCGGCATTTACGTGCATAGTATCCTCGAGAACCAATTCGAAATCAAATCTATCATCTAAAGGCAAAACTAGATCTACTTGAGAACCCCATCGGATTAAAGAAAACCTTTCATTTTGAGCAAAAATGTCATTTTGTTGGTTAGTAAAGTGAGCTATAACATTTACGTCCTCATCTGCGATTTGTATCAAATGATAATTGTAATTTAATGACGGTACGTAAATTTTGTTGTACATTCTTTCATTAAACTTCAAATATTCCATATTATTAGGATTAATTGCAGCATTAAGAATGTCTTTTTCAACCGCTAGCATTGGTTTATTTGTACTTTCAATGGGGTCTAACGGTTTATAAGTGAGTACTCCCCCATATGGTATGCGATTTATGTGAACGTCATAAAACGACATAAAAATGCCTATAACCAAACTAGGAGTATTATAATCTTTATCACCTATAACATCCTGAAGGGTGTAATTCATACCTTTAATTTCAACTACAGGTTCTGTTGGGTCTGTAATGAATTTTTGGTAGAGAATTGTACCGTCAGCAGGGCTATAGAAATGTTCAAAGTCTATATAATTTGGACGTAGTGGGTCTCTAAAGAAGAATACATTAGATAATTCTCCAATAGGTAGTTTAGACAGTTCTTCTACTTCACCATCTAACCAATCTTCTAAATATTGGGCCATTAAACTAAACTTTTAGTGTAATCTACGTAGTTAAGGTGCATCACCATACATGAAAGAAGAGCGCCAGATTTCATGTATTCTGAAAGATTGAATATTACAGGTTCCATTCCTTCATTAGCGCATATTTTTTCTAGGCTGTGAAGTTTATGTTTTTCTAAGTCATATAACTCATCTCCTACTTTTAATTCGGAAATATTCGAAGCACATAGTACCATGTTTCCTAAACGTACAGAATTGGTTATACCACCAAAAGCATCATCAATATTGATATCAATAATTTCAGTAACTTTTTCAAGTGTTTTTAATTCAAGATCACTAAATAATTCAGTGCAAATTAAAGTTTTGTCCTTAGATAATGGGAAAATAGAACAATCTAGATGATATAAATAATCTTCTACCATCTTAACTGGGATGATGTTCATGTCAAAGTTTTCATGCATCCATTTATAGGTTTCGATATCACTTCTTATATCATACCCACCAATGTAAGTATTTCCATGAAGATATTTTAGATCAGCTTCACCTTCCCATTTATAAGGACTCACATGGGTATTGTACCCCATCAAATCAAAAAATGGTCTACCCACTATTTCTTCACCTTGTCTGGGCTCTGAAGTAAAGTTAGATAAAATGATATTGTTGCTATCTTTTATGTGGGGGAGATAGATACCTAGATTAGCTACATATACCTGATCCTGGAAATTACCTGCACTTGGGAGTAAGTAGGTAAGTGAAGCACCAGACATAAAGTTGTAAAGATCTAAAAATTGTTTGTAGGCTTTGCCTTTATTGATTTTTAAATCTTCAGGGTCTAGTTCTTGCATCCAAATGTTATTTGGATTGGAGGTATCCAGCGTAAAAGGAAAATTCATTACATAACTCGGTACCTGCAATTGCGAGGGCGTTTCTTTCATATAAACTATTTTACTTGGTTTTAAATGTACAAACATACATATAGTAGAACCACCTAGAAGTAAAAAAGCCTAGTAAAAAACTAGGCTTCTCTTTAAAGTACTTTAAGTTTACGATACTTGTGTAAGAGTTGCTATTACTGAGGGGATAGACGGGAAGTTACCTGAAGCTGGGTCAGCTGCTAATTGCATAGCAGTATCATTAGATTGCCATATAATTTCTAAATAATCATTTGGTACTAAATTATCTACATAATTCCAAGCAGCTACTGCTCTACCACCACCACCTGCTTGTCTTAACACACTTACTGCAGTGTTTGAACGAGGAACATTTGTTCCGTTTTTCTTAAACCATATATAAACAGTATCAGTACCATTATCTGTTTTTTCTAATTGAGCTGAGAATTGTAAATTATATGTTCCTGGGTTTGCTACTGTAATTCTACTACCACTTACAACAGATACACCATCTGAATGTTCAGTAGTTTCTAGTTGCATTGAGCGAGATACACTAGCTGTAGGGTTAGTTTGAGATCCTGTAGAACAAAATGCTCCATAAAATCCAAAACTACCTGTTGTGTAGAATGATCCTGTTAATCCGGTGTATATAGCATTAAAAGTAGTTTGTTTAGTTACACCTCCTTGAACAGTAGCAAATAGTTCAGGACCTGTTAAAGCACTAGCTGTTGGTAATTGGGATATTGGTAAATTAGGCATATTTAAAAGTTTAATACTATTAATGAGTTATCTTCTTGTAGTAAATAAAATCCATCTTCTTGAAGTAAATTAGCAGGATAATCATAAATACTACAAGTATATAAAGTAATATATTTTTCACTTCCACTAACCCATCCTAAAGCTGTATTTATATAAGTAAATGAAGTTTGATTTACTCTATCTGGTAATTTATTTATAGTATTTAGTACATCTGCTGAACTAGTAGTAGTAGAAGTAAAAAATATAGGGGTAGCTGATGAGGAAGGAGATAAACTTTGAGTATATGAATCTGAAATAAAGGTATAACCTGTAAGAGAACAGGCTTCATAACCCCAAATTAGATTAAAAGATCCAGAAACTATAGATGATGATATAGCATATGCAACATTTCCTACTTGGAATGTTCCTGGGATAATAGGTCCTCTTGGACTAAAAGCTACTAGATTTGCCATTTGCAATAAATATGAATAAGAAAGCCCCGCTTTTGCGGGGCTCTCCATTTCTATTCTAGGTTAGATTAGAAGCTGGTTAAACCAGAAACGTAGATCTTACCGTAGAATTCAGGGCGTAACATTTTCTTAGCGTATCTAGTTAATAGACCCTTTCTTGGAGTGAAAGTTTCTGGATCGTAGATAAGCGGAGTCATGATTAACGGAATGTAAGGAGCAAACACGGCACCTGCTTCTAGGAACTGAGTTCCTCTGAAGCCCATAAGGATAAGGTTTTCAACCATGTATGGGTTCTTGTATACAGTGTATCTGTTGTTGATAGCACCTGCTTTCTGAACACCAAACGCGTATTCCATCTTAGTTACATCACCGTCAGAATTTGAAGCGTATCCAGGGATAGATTCAAGAACAGTTGCTACAGTTGGAGAACATACTAAGAAGTTTGCACCACCACGAAGGGTTAATTGGTGAATTCTATTAGAAAGTTTCTGCATCTTAGTACCAAGGGTTTGGAACCACTGGCCCTGAGTGTTGTAGTAACCACCGTTGGTTGCGGTTAACTGACTGAAGTTAGTACCATTGTAGAACTCGTTAGAAACTGCAGACCAGTATTCTGTACCAGCACCAGCATCTTCGATTAACATATCAAGGATCTCGAGGTCAATTTCCATTGAAATGTACTCAGACATGATGTTTGTTAATTCGGCTTCAGCGTCAAGTGCTTGGTAAGCATTAAGGTCTTGAGCGAATTCAGGAGTCCATACAGCTTTTAGCTTCTTGGTCTTAGCTACAATAGCTTGTGACTGCATATTGATATTGATCTGAGGGATATCAATTTGAGTTGAGCTTTGAGCGTTAGGAATTGCGAAAGAGTTACCAGCTTCAAAATCACCAATTTGGTATGGAGACATTGTAGTAGCTTTCTGGTAGTAAACTGTCCAGTTACCTAGGTAAGTACTTCCTATAAACTTAGCAACAGCAGCATCAACAGCAGTAGTTGAACCGGTTAGGTAGAAAGTAAGAGTATTAGCAGTGTAGTTGTAAGTAGTAAATGCTGGAAGTAAGCTAGTAGCAGTAGTGAAGATTGAACCTGAAATAGGTACGAAGCCTCTTACTGCATCTGGATCCAGAGCATCTAATGCGGTTCTAACATTACCAATAGTAAGCTCAAGAACTTGTCTAGATGCTACTGATTGAGATAGACTAGAATCGAAGTTTAATTCAGCCCATGAACCTGAGTTAATTGTAAATCCAGTTGAACCAGTATTAAATGAAGCTGAGAATTGGTTGGTTGAGTAGGTAAATCTACCAGCACCGTATAAACCACCAGTGTTAGCTTGTGGGTCAAGTACGTCTACGTTAGTAGAGAATGGGTACTGAGCTGAACCAGTGTTACCATAAAGTGATTGACCTTCAGAGAATGGAGTCTTAGAAGTTCCGTATTGGAAATCTAGGAAGAACACTAGACCAGAAGGAAGGTTCATAGGCTGTACAGAAACGAATTCTTTAGCAGCGATCTGACCGAACACCTTACGTACTAATGGTAGAGCTACACCAGCCCATTCAGCACCTGTACCTACTGTGAAGGCACCAGCACCGTTACCTGAACCACCACCAGGGTTAGTTGAGGTTTCTGTTACAAGCTGTTTAGCTTGGTTTTCAAGGATCATCGACATGTTATTCTTGTCGGTCTCTGAACGGAGACCTTCAAGAAGACCTGTCTTCTCCCACTTTGCAGCTAATCTAGCCGCGTCTGATTGAAGGTTCTTCCATGAACCAGCAGCAGACTCAAGTAATGTTTGAATTTGTGACATTTGTCTGTTTTTTTTTATTAGATTAAGATTTAATAATACCGGCAAGTTTTTGCCATCTTAAAACTTGAGAATCAGCTTCAAGAATAGGTTTCTTTTCTGGAGCAACTCCTGATGCTTTAGAAGCGAGACCTCTTACTAATGATTCATTCATAGCAGGTTTTTTAGCTGTTCTGATTTCATTATTAAGTGTTTCAAACACAAGTTTAGCTTCTTTTACAGTTGTTGCTTTATCAAAAGCACCTAAAACTTTAACCTTTTGATTCTCGTTGAGATTTTTGGCGCGGAAGATTTTATTAGTGTAAAGAAGTTTAGCGTTTAAAAGGTTTACTTCTTGTAGATTTACTCTAATTTCAGCAAGTGCTTTTAGAGCTTCACCAAGATCAGCCTTTGTTTTTTCTAATTCTTCTTTCATTCTTTTCTTCTCATAAGCGGCTTTATCTTCGTCTTCAGCAGTATCTCTTTTAATTTTACCACGGAATTTATCTTTGATATCACCCTTATCTCCACCATAAGGTTGTTTTTTCATTTTCTTCTTAGCTTCAGCCATCATTTCATCGTCCATAGTCATGTTCATGTCGATTTCTTCATCGCCCATGTTCATATCCATGTCCATGCCCATCATGTCTTCATCATCAGATTCAAAATTAGGACCAGCTTCTAGTTCACCACTAGCAACCATGTCCTTAATAACTTCCTCGACGTATTTAGCAAGGTCTTCTTCGGTCATGTCTTCGATTTCGATTTCTTCCTCTTCATCACCAGCTTCCATTTCAACTTCTTCTTCATCAGTTTCTTCTTCAGCTTCGTTAAGAGGTGTTTCATCACCTTCGTCAACATTTCCCTCCATTTCACTTAACTCTTCGTCAAGTTCGGCAAGGAGTTCTTCTAAATTCATTTCATCAACTGTATCGTCACCTTCTTCCATTGAATCGGCTTCGTAAGTTGGATCCATTCCTTCTTCAGTTTCTTCCTTCCCGTAGTTTTCTTTAGCCATCTTTTTGGGCTCCTCATCTTCCATTTCTTCAAGTTCCATTTCAGCAATTTGTGCTGCGAATTTTTCTTGAAGATAAGGACTGAAGGTTTCCTCTAGAGCAGCTTTTGCATTGGCGATTGCAGCTTCTTTTACAGCTTTAGCATCGGCAATGGCTTCTTCTAACAGGTTTCTATCTGCCATAATACCACAAAATTTGTTTGGGGGGTACGCTTATTATTGAAAGCGCAATAGGGATTAACTACACGGATGCTATATGTAAATAGCATATTACATCGATACATATATGAGGAGTTTCAAAAATCGCCTTTGCAGGAAAAAAATGGCCTCTCTTTCGAGAGGCCTCCCAAGGTAGCGTCCGTGGGAAAATTTATTCTAAATCTCTAACGTCATCTGCTTTTAAATCATCGACGATAGCATTTATTTGGGCTTTAACCCAACGTTGTTGGCTTGGGGCTAGAGCATCGTTTAATAATCTTTCGATGAAATCAAGAAATTCTTTAGCTTCTAGTTTATAAATTTCGGCAAAAAGATATTCTCTTACTCTATCATCGTTACCTGAGTAATTGTCAAGATAAAGGTCTCTTAAAGCGTCGAAAATAAATTTGCCATAGCGCATGTCTTCTGGTTCAAATTCTACTTTATCTACGGCGGCTACTGTTTGTTGGTTTCTAACTTCGTCTCTGGTAAATCCTTGAAGTGAAACTATTTCATATAATCCTTTTACACCTTCATGCAGGAGCATAGGAAAGTTTAAAGCTCTAGCTTTAATTATAAACTTATCGTTTTCTGAATCCCATTCAGCTTCAGCTGTACCTCCAGCACCACCAGCACCACCTGTATTTTTCATCATAGCTAACATTTGCAACATCATTGCGATAACATTTTCATCGTCAAATTGTGCAAAAGTAGCTTTCATTAATTTGTTATACTGGTCGTATAGATCAGGGCTAAATTTATCAACTGCTTCTCTAAACATTAAAAATCCAAAAGCACCTCTAATAGAAGCACCTTGAGTAATAGAATTTATAACTCTACGTTTTTGTTCCTCAAAGTCATCTTCATCTTCTTCAGGGACAACTGTTGAACCATCACCTTCTTCTTCCTCTTCTTCTTCTTCAGGACTTTTAGGTATATTAACATTATCACCTATTTGAAGGTCTAATTCAATGTTGAGATCATTAATAACAGGATAAAGTTGTTTTAAAATATCAGTTGCTAAATCTTCTAATTCTTCTCTTCTTTGTCTTTCTATTTGACTGATTTGAGGAAGAATTCTCATTAAGTCTGCTTGACTAATTCCGGATTGTTTAATAGTAGCTAAGGCTTCTCGTGATTTAGTTTTTAAATCATCTAAAGTCTGTGGTGAGAATATTTTTTCATATTCTGCCTCAAGAAGTAAATTATGTGTAGCAGATATTGCTTTCATTATTTCTTTAACTCTTTATATTTTGCTACAATTTTTTGCACAATCTCATCATCGCCTTCCTTTACCGCTTTAGGACGAGTTTCAGGTGCTTCTTTAGGAGGAGTTAAAGTTCTTCTTTTAGGGGTTGTTGGCTTTGTTCCTGGAACAGTTTCGGTATCAGGTTTAGGTTGAGCCGGAGCAGGTTGATTTTCTTCTAGATTTTCCTCTTTTAATAGGGGATTTTCTACTAGGTATTTTTTTAGGTCAAAGTTGCTCATAGCATTTAAAGTATTTATTATAAATATTATGTTTTTTTATAGTTATGATCTTTTACTGTAAGCATAAAAGAGTCCTTTGTCACCCTGAGCTAAAATAATATAACTATCTGAATATTGGTCAGCTATTTGAGCAACATCATTCTCTGATGCTTCTCCAACCCACTTAACACCTGTAAAGTTTCTAAATGTTCCTTCAATCTCTTTAGAATAGTCAATTTTATCTTGCAATTCTTTCATTGCTTCTTCTTTAGTTGTGCTTTCAGGAGAATTAAAAGTAATATCTTTTCCTTCATTCAAACGAGAACCAGCTGTAAGTTTATTTTCTACTAGGTATTTTTTTAGGTCAAAGTTATTCATTTTATTTTATTGTTTAAAGAATAGGACAAGTGCCATTTACACAAAGAATTTCAGTTAAGATTTTATTTACTTTAGTGTATGGATTTATTATTTGATTTTCTTTCCCTTCACGTACTAATTGCATGTATGAACCTGGGTTGGAAGGAGTTGATACAAAGTCCCAACATAAAAGTTCGAAGTCATCTTGCACTTCCATAAGTTCACCAACTTGTTTTAGTGAACCCATACCACGTGAAGATACACCCACCATTACTCCGTTTCCAATAAGAGCTTTAAGTATATTACCAGTTGCAGTTGGAAGTATTTCGATTTTACCCATTATAGTATCGCCGTCCCACCAAATGTCACGAATTATGTGGCAAACATTTTTTAAGTTGATTATAGACGAATCTGGGTGATCTAATTCACCTGTGGCTCTATTTTCTTTGACCACATTCATGTATTTGTCTATTTCACGTTCCCAAATATCTTTAGAGTAATATCTACCGTTACCGTTTTTAACTTCGGGAGTAGCTAAAATCCCTTCAACTATAGGGTTGCCTGCTGAAGTTACACTTTCGGTTAATCTAATAGGGTTAACTTGAAAGGGAAGAGTTTCAATTAAGATTTGTTTCATCCTTTATTGATATCTTTAGCTATGGATTGGACAGATTCTTTTAAATTACCATATCCGCTTGCTTTATATTTTCCCTCAGCTGGTTTACTTTCACCTAAACCTGGTGCTTCTGTAGTGTAGCCTACTCCTTTAACACCAAATTGACCATCTTTTACATAGTAAAGTTTATCTTTGGTTAGGTTTTTAGCAACCATAGCTTTTAACTCGTCAACAGTTTTTTCCTTATTTTTAGGATCTTTCATTTCTGTATAGTATCCTTCTAAGAAAGCTTCACCGTATAGGTTATCTATGTCCTTCATATTTTTGTAGTCGTAGCCTTTAGTTTCCATATCGGTTACTTCTTTAGTAGGAGCTTTTTCTACAGCTTTAGCCTCTTCAGCTAAAAATTTATCAAAGTTTACAAAAGGATTGATGGTAGGTTTAGAAACTAAACCACCTATTTTCATTTCAGAAATAATTCCTTTTTGCTTAAGAATCACAGTAGTTTCATTGAAACCAAAATGGTTAGGGATTAAATGAGGAAATAAATTTTTAACAGACTTAAGGAATGTTTCTTTATGTCCTTTTCCTTTATTAATTGCATTGTATTGTTCTTGAAGGCTTTTCATGATTCTTCGTTTGAGTTTAAAGTAGTTAGTATATCTGAGAGACTGTCTTTAATAATATCAGTACCGTATAATATAGAATAATTTGGATTTTTTTTATAGTATCGTAGAGTTTCTTTTTGTGCTTTTGAAATTAATTTTTTTATTTCTTCAAAGGCTAAAATTCTTTTTTTAATGAATTCCCTTTTGTCTGAATCTACATTCAGATTATCTAAATATTTTTTTAGGGCAGGAGATTCATTTTGGTCCATAATTATACATATTATTTTCCCCAGAGATATTTTGTATCAATGGCTTTAGATTGAGCAGCTAATTTTTTACTGTTAACTGGTTTAAATCCAAATGCTTTAACATAATAATTATTTTTTACCCCACTTGCTCCGGCTTTAGGACCTTTACCTAATGAAGCACCAGGATTAGCCTTACCTAATTTTTTTGCTTTAGGAGCTAATTTAAATGCATATGGGGTAAAGAATTGGGCTCCACCTCCTGGGGTAGTAGAAGCAGTAGGTGCTCCTGTCCCCGCAGTAGTAGTTTCCTTAACTTTAAGTTCTCTAAGGATTTTTTTAATTTTATTTTTCAGATCCTTCATTTGCTACTTTTAATTCTTCAATTAATTCGGCATATTGAAGTAGATTTACTACATGATCGTTAGTAATAGGAGTGTTTTTATCTACTTCTTTGATGAGAGGAACTACTTCTGAAAGTTTAATAGCAACTACTTGATTCTGAACTTGTGTAGAAAGTTCGTTTAACTCTAATTTAAACTCTTTAATTTTATTATTATAGAAATTTTTTAACTTAGGAGTAGAATCTACTGAAGTTATAAATTCTTTAAGGATTTCTTTTTGACTAGAATAAAAATTAGAGTACTTACCGTTAAATTTCTCAAGTAAAATTTTATAAGCAAGAATTCTAAGATCCTTGTCATAGGTTTTATATTCTGAAATTAAATCGTCTTTGACTTTAGTTTGGTCAATTCTTTCAACAGAAAGATATTCTAGAAGAGTTATTTTATTAGAAATTAGTTGATCAGGATTAACGAAAGCAGAAGAATTTGATATTTCAATCAAATTATAAAACGAAGCATATGCCTTATAATTAGGAAGCTTAGTTTTGAAAAATTCCTCTAAATTATAATATTTTTTGATTTCGTTAATCAAATTGTATTTTTCTCTTCTTAAAATACCTCTATTTAATTTTTGAGAAGATTCTAATAGAGTTTGAACAAGCAAATTAGCTCTTGACTCATGTAATTGAGTATTTTTATTTAGAGATTCATAAAGTTTTAGTTCTTTACCTAACTCACTTTTTACAAAATATTTTTTGATAATGTTAAGAGCAGCAGATTGCCCACCGTTTAAAGTATCAGCCGTTACTTGACGAACTAAAAGTTCAAATAAGATACCGGTATTTTTATATTTTGAATGTTTAATGTTCATTCCCTAGAATTTATTATAAATATATCAAGATTTGTTACTCATCTAAAAGCTGTGATTCATCTAAAAGTGATTCTTTTTCTTTATCACTTTCAAATACTAGCTTTTTATTTGCCAACCCCTCTAATAAAGTTTTATTTTTATTATAGTTTTTCTTAGACATTTCTAATGCTAAAGGAGAACCTCCTTTATATTGAGGACGAATTGAATCTGATTCGTTTTTATCGATTTTCATACCAACTGAACCAATTCTATCTTTTCCAAAAGCATTGTCTTGGGTGTTTCTATCTGTAACTTTTTCTTGTGGTCTTCCTAAAGGTAATTTTTCGTCGTACCCATCAGGTACTGAATTATCTTCATATCTACCTTTTCCATATAGAGCAGCTAAATCGTGTGGTGTGCCATAAGATTTTCCTGTTTCTAACGGATCGTTTCCTTCATCAGCTAATTGTTGCATTCTAAAGGCACGTTTTTGATCTTCAGCTAACAAGTCTCTATATTCATCGTACTGGTCTTCGCTGAAATGGAATACATTATTGTAGATCCAATCAGTTGGGAGAAGTTTAGAATTAATAATGTTAGTAGCTAAGTCTACTTTTTCTTTTAGTAATGCTATTCTTTCCTGATCGTAGATAATTGATGGAGTGGTCAGGTTTAGGTCAAAATTAGTTAATTGATCACCATCGTATCCTTGAGTATACAAGTGTACTAAAGCAATTTTAGTTAACTCGGATAATACAATTTTTTGGATACGTTCAATTGTACGAGCGAAGCGAATATCTTCAGCAGCTAATGTAGCTTTACCTGTTAGGTCTTTTTCGTAACCCATAAACGCTTTAGGTACCTTAAGAGCAGCAAATAATTTATCTCTTAAGTAAGCAACGTCTTCAATACCATTGTATTCTAAACCTTTTGTGGTATCAATTTTAGTTGCGGTATCGTTACCTCTTACTGGGATGTAGAAATCCTCAAGTAAGTTTTGCATATTGTATTTTTGGTTGTATTCACCTGTTTTTTCATCCATCAATGGAGTTTTCTTCATTGTGTTGATAGTTTTCTGCATAAATGCATCAACATCTTGAGGTGGAATATTACCTACGTTAATGTAGAAAATACGTTTTTCTGGGGCGCGAGCAATTCTGTGAATAAGCATCGCGTCTTCCATTAACACATATTGTTTAAATAGACGGCGGGCTGGTTCTAAGTACGAACGACCATAAGGAAGATAGTTAACATCTGTAATTAAACGGAAGTGAGCCATCTCGTAATTATCAAATACAATCTGGTTGTCAGTTGGTTTAGTATTAGGTGTTGAATAATAACCTGAACCACCAGTATAATAACCATCTGGAGAGTAGAGGAATTCTACTTTAGATGGATGTTTTATATCGAAATTTTCTCTTCTTTGGATGTGATATGCTGTGTAAGGAATAACGTTATATACACCGAATTTCTCCGCGATTTCTAGCTTAATAAAGAAATCACCGTACTTACACATTTGACGAATCCAAGACCATAGATTAAATTCTATGTTTAAAACGTCATAGAATAAATTGTAAAGTATCTTTTGAACATCATCATCACTACTTCTGATTTGAAGTACTTCACCTTGATCATTCTTTAAAGTACATTCATCAGCTATAATATCAAGTGCCGATGCTACAATAGCGTCTGTATCCATTGTATCATAGTCATTATATAGATAAGTTCTAAGATACTGATATTGTAAGTTAAATTGCTGACCTAAAAGGGATGTAGCGGCTGGGTTTTGGTAGATTTTACCAAATTTATCAATTAAGGAATTGGTTTGAAATTCACCTGTAGTTTGAATTCTATCAGGATCAATAACTTTTAACTGACCTCCACCTTCATTTCTAATGATGACATCGGTTGAAAAAAGTCTTTTTAATCTACTAAATAGGTCAGTTTGAGCCATAGTGTGTTGTTATTGTGATAAATATTAAAGCAACCATCTAAGGTCCTCTTGTTGTCCATTTATAGTTTGAGTATAAGGATTTCTTATACCCATCGGGTTATAAGCTCCTACACTACTATCTCCTTTTCTCATACCATTTAAAGCCGCGCGAGTCATATCGAGTCCTTGTTGTTGGAACTTAAGTGAAGTGTCTCTTAAATACATCCCAATACCAAAAGCCATTACCAAGTCGTCATTATACCCGGTTTGGGCTTCAGGTCTACCATTTTTCCAAACAAATACCTTCATTTCTTCTAGTAAACGTTTAGAACGAATAGTAACACTTTTATCACCAACAAATTCTCTAAATTTATTTACAATTAAGGGTCGTGTTCTTAAAGACATAGTAAAACCAGGAACAAGGCTTGAATCTCCTTCCCATGTTCTAAGATATGACTCAGCTGTTAGGGAATCACTCTTAGGTGAGTGATAAAGATTTCTATATCCACGTTCTTTAATGGCATCTAACGTTGCCCAACCTATAGTAGCATTTTCTACTACAAGTAAAGCATTATTATATTCAGATGCTACTCCTACAAGAAAATAACCATATTCTTTAGGAGGTAATTGACCCTTATATTCAGCAACTTGTGTATTTGTTTCAATATCAACTATATGAAAAGCTGAACTGTCTTTACCATCACCACGAGCAACGTCAGCTACGACCATGTAATTTCTAGTATAATCAGCAGGCTCCCAAACCCAATAGTTTTGGTCTGCACCTCGTCTTTCTAAAGGATCTTTAATAGTGGTTTGAGAGATAAATTCAAGCCATTCTGAGTAGAATACAATGTCACCTGAAGTACTAAAATCACAGTCACATTCTTGTGCTGCCATTCTAGGATCACCTAGTAATTCATCTTGTCGTTTTCTCCAAGTATCATCCCTCTCAGGGTGTACGTACCAAGGTAACTTGATAGGTAAAAAGTCGTTCTCTGCTGCTTCCGCTCTCACCCATGTCTGGTGAAACCAGTTTCCAGTTCCATACGGTGTTGAAAGTACTATTGCTCCACCACCCGTAGCAAGTGTTTGTTGTGCTGATGCCCATATTTCTCCAATTCCTTCAATAAACGCAGCCTCGTCAACTATCAGCAAAGATACTGCTTCTGATCGACCAGCATCACTTGATGCTGAGGTTGCTTTAATTTGTGATCCGTTACTTAATCTTAAGGTTAATTTGTTGTTTTCGTCTGCTGTTATTTTCAACCAAGAAGGTAAATTATCAAACATGAATTTTACCTTCGTAACCATGTTTTTAGCGGTTTCCTGCTTGGTTGCAATACAAAGTATATTTTTGTCTTTATGAAATAACATTAACCATAAAGAATAACCTGCTGCTAATGTTGAGATACCTAACTGACGAGATTTAAGTACAACTGAGTATGGGTTATCTCTCCAAAGGGTTAAAACTTTACCCTGGAAAGGGTAGAGATTAAATTGAACTCTACCTCTTTGTGGGTGTTGAATATAGCAGTATTTACGCATAAAGTGTGCTGGGTCTTGGGCACACTTGATATATTCTTGTTGGATTATTTGTCTTAAATCTTCACTCATATTATATTAGAGTAGAAAAAGAACAGCTACCAAAGCTAAACTACTCCCAGCTCCAACACCTATCCCACTCCAAAATTTAGCTCCTTTTTCTTTTTTAAGGGCTTTAATTTCGTCTTCCTTTAATTGTATTTGTATATTTTTTTCCTTAACAATTCCTTGACAATCGTTTAAACGTCCAACAGTGTTTTCGTATTCTTTTTCTCTAATAGAAATTAACTTACGTAGATTTTCAATATCACGTAGATAACTTTGCTTTTCTTGTTGACAAAAATCACCTGTCTCTAGGTCAACCATAATCTGGCGAACCATAAGTTCAGGGAAGCAGATTAATGTATCACCATTAACGACTGTAACGCTTTGAGAAATAGCCGGGAAGCTCATCAGTAGAAAGCTTGCCAAGCTCAGCCATTTTTTTATCGTATTCATTTTTTGCTCTTTTACGTCGTTTTTCTTCTTTGTCAAGTTCTACTAAAACAGAATCTGCTTGTGCACGTAGTTTTATATTTACTACTTCTAGAGAATCGGAATGGTCCTCTAGTTTTTTGATTCTAGCTTCGCTTTCAATTCGCTGTTTTTCTAGTTGTTGTTTAAATGCTCTTTTATAGATATTACCTCCTACAAGATATTGGAAAATAACAATCCCTATCAAAGCAAATATAACTAGAAACTCAGGATTCTTTTTTATCCAGTTCATAAAGGTTTCTTTAATAAATATTACAAAGAAAGCGCCTCTTTGACCTGTTTGATACGTTCAGTATTTGAGCCTGAGATGATATGGAGATGTTGGATTCGATATTTGTTAGAATTAATAAGATGGTTGATTATAAAATCAATCAAATTACGATATTCAGGATCTGTTTCGCGCACACCATTATTTTCTACTTCTACACCTTCAGGAGAAACATAAAAAATATGATCGTATTCTGAAATAAGATTACTGGCGAAGTCGATAAATGCATCTTTATCAATGTAATCCATTGTTTTAGATGCCTTAGCAAATGCCATTACATCAATCACAGTGCGATCTGTGATAATGTTTTCTTGCATTAACTCACCGGCACGTTCAGCTAAGAACACAATTTGTCCTTTAAGTGTTGAATCAGTGTTCAATGGAATACCTAACCCCATTAAATACTTTGAACGTTCTGTTCTGAAAGTATAATCTTTAAATTCAGGTAATTCTTTTAACGCATTAACAAGCGTTGTTTTACCTACTGACATAGTGCCACAAAATCCTATCTTCATGATTTCCAAAAATACATAAAAGTTTGTATGGAGCCAAGTTTAACATGAAAATTAAAACCATGTTGGTGAATAGTTTTAATGAACTCTGTTCGAGCTTCTTCACTATATCCAAACACATCTTCATGATATTCAATAAAGATTTTATCAATTTTAGCCCAAGTTTCAGGACTTATCCCATGTATTGCTTCTTTTTCTCCACCTTCAATATCCATTTTTAGGTAGTTTATCTTTTCAATATTGTGTTTTTTTACAATATCATCTAGAGTAGTACAGCGGATAATTCTTTTAGCTTGCCAATTAGGCCATATACTAATCTCCATAAAGCTATTTTTATCCGAAATAGCAATTTGTTCTAAAGTCCAATTGGTACCTGCATTTTTCTTTAAAGCTTCAAAAATATCAGGATCAGGTTCAATAGCATAGATTTGTGACGCTCCTTTAGATTCAGCATAAGCACAATTCATTCCTACATTAGACCCTAAATCTACATAAACGTCACCAGGTTCAACTGTGAAAAATTCATTGTCAAGTTCTTTATGTATAATGTTAGCCCAGTACATACAGGCCTCCCACCCATACTTTACCTCAGCTTCATTCTGGGGGGTAGTTGATAGATCTTCAAAAAGGGTAAAATCAACTAATTTGTCGTTTAAAGACCAAAATTGAGTTAAATCTCTACCTTTAAATTGAGTTTTAAAAGTGTCTCCTTTAAATACTCTGTAACTGTCTTCCTCATAGTGTTTTGTAGATACCTCAAAAATTGTAGCACCTTCAGTAAGTGCTTTTAATTGGTGGGGTTGTCCTATTTCTAGATCTACAACATCTCCTTGACGAATTACAGTTGATTGTACTTCAGCTTTTTCGGTATCAATCCAACTGTATTCAAATTCTCCTTCAGCTACATACCATGATTCTTCTTTAATCAAATGGTAGTGCATTGAAAATTTTTTACCTTTCTCAAATACAAGTAGTTTACCACAATATAAATCATGGTTTATAATCCAAAGCTCGTGTCCCCAAGCTTTCTTATGAATATCTCCTTTACGAGGGATTGGTTGATATTTGTGTCCCATTAGAATCGTGTTGTTCCTCGCATTGAAGGATTTTTATACCAAGGTAAACCTTCTCTGTCTTTACGAGCTTGAGTCCAATCTTGTTCAGCTAATTCTAAACCATATAGATAATAGGCTTTTTTTAATGTACTATCATCTTCAATAGGTTCAATAGCTGGGCCATCCCAGTTGTGCATTTTCCAACTTTCTTGTCCTTGTTCTTTAAACAAATGGATTAATGCTCCTTGTGATCTAATAGTTTTAGTTTCAAATACTTTTTCTTTACTCATACTGCATAGTGGCTTAAAAATTCCGGATATTCGGTATCGCGAAGGTAATAAGAAAGAATGTTCTCGGCAACATATATTGCTTGAGCTCCTGAAACTGTTATGCCTCTAGCTGATAAAGCATCACCTACAAAGTGTACATTGGGGAACTTGGTAAGAGACAAGTTGCGATAGTTTACAAGTGGTTCAGGTGAAAGATATTTTACCTCGGGAACGTAAATACCCCAATCGTCTTGTAGGGTTGGGAATACTTTTTTCATATCCTCGATAAAGTCCATAATGTAGGTCCAATATTCACCCATTACATTCTCTACTCCGCTCAAATTATCAATTTGGAAAGCTGACACATCGTTGCCTTCAGAGGTTGATGATGGAATTCGAGTAGGTGAGTAATATAAACCAGTACCATTGAATTGAAGCTTGTTTACAACATCACGTGACCAAGCAAATGGATCTTCAATGCCATTGATTTCCATCAAGATACCAAAATTGGTCATCCCGTTTAGATATTTTGGATCTTTTTTAGCGTGGCCATTGTAGCTATGATCACCATATGTTTCTTCTACAGCAACATAAGCGGCATTGTTATTTGTACAGAATGAGCGAAGCGAAACACCTTTATCGTCAAATTTTCTATACAACTTAAAGTCGTATGAAACGTCAATTAGTTTCTGGAAGTGTTTTTGTGGTGCCTCGAATCTTACGCCCAATTGCACACTCTTAACTTCAGTAGGTAAGTCATATTCCTTAGCTAATTTAGATGAAAAATCTATTCCTGATTTTCCGGTTCCTATAATACATTTGTCAAATTTTATTTTTCTCATATTACTTGTTTTTATATTCCCATTTATAACCAAATGCTGTTTTTATTTTCCCTTTACAAGCTAAATTTATACAACCATAAGAAAAAATCTAAGAAAAATTAAATTCTTCCTTTTTCTCTAATACGTTCATTATCATCATTTACTATAATGTGACCCAGTATATCTTCTATTATAGCTGCTATTTTTTTTAAATCATCATGAGCCTTTGGATTTTCAATACTTAAAAATCCATCATAATATATACCTTTAACTTGAAAAGCTTCAGCTTTAAATCCTTTCTCGTTTAATTTATTCGCTATATTTTCTGCTTCAGAAAATTTTAAAGTTGATAATGAAATTGTTTTTCCATTATTAGTAACTCTAATTTGATGAGAGCGAACTGTTTCTCCATATGGAGTTATATCACCTATTTTATATTTTTCTAAATTTACTTCATTTAATACTTTATTAATTTCCTCTTTAATAATTTGTTTTAATTCAGATTTTTTCATAATTATATTTTATTATAAATATTAATCTTCCAATATTACTTCCCCAGTTTCAAAATTTATATTTTTGACTTTAGTTTCCCACTCAAATTTTACACCTTTAGACACTAAATAATCGTACCAGTTTTTAGCAATTTCAGATAAATAATCTGTACCTACGTGCCAAACTGGAAACAATCGTAAACCGAAGTATGGTTTGATAAAATCTGGTTCTGCTACTGGATTTGAACACTGTACTTCCTCTGGTTTAGGATGGAAACGTTTGAAATTGGTAATAACTTGATCCATCAACTGCATTGCTTTTTCTTCACCACAATACTTAGACAATTGACCTCCAATTGCTGTGTGGTATGTTAGTTTACCATCAGACCAACCACCTGCACCCAAAAATCCTGTCATTACCTCTTCGGGTAAGCGGGTATATGGGTCTTTACCCATATCAATTATTGTGATCAGTTCACCTGGATAACCTTGGTCTACAAGCTTAGTAGCAGCATTTACTCCGGCTACACCTGCACCTACGATTACGATGTTTTTCATAAATTTCTATTGTTAACTATTAAATATACGTAAAAAAAGTGACGCCTCCAAATTTTGGTGACGCCACAGCTGCCATAGAATTTTTTAAAGCGACTGGCTATGAATCAGTCTAAATGTATTTTTAACTTAAGTGTTCCTGTGCCTTTTATGGCTCGGTGCCACATATGTCTTGGTATAAATATACGTTGATTTAAGGAGGTTGGCAAATTATTTTCTAATTGTATTTGCCAATCTGTTTCTCCTATTATTTCTATTGTACGATCTTCATCATCACGATGCCAAAGGAGTTCGATGGGATCTATATTCTCATCGAACTCTCTTATAATGTATTGATCTGTGACTTCTAGATCTGTGTATGGGGTCATTGGATTTCGTAAGGTATATTTTTTTCTTGAATTTTTTTAATTAAAGAATCAAAGTATGTGTAAGAATATTCATCTTCATCATTTATTATAACTTTTATATTTGTTATATAATTTATAGGAAGTCCATCTTTTTTAGTTATTATTTGTTCTTCAAATTCTAAACTTTCTTTCCCCATATGTCCAAAACTGTAAGGTTTAATTTGAAAATTATTAGAAATTTTATTTCCATCCAAATCTATTCGTACAATATTTTCATCTGGTTCTCCTTCTGAGTCAAATTCAGCTGTGTTTAGATTTTTATCTCTAGTAGCAGATACAACACCGTCTTCATTTGTTCTAATTTTTCCTGAGGTTAAAATTCCCATTGCCCCCCTTAGAGTGGTAAAATGATATAAAGTACCTACTTGTTTTCCTTCAGTAATTTCTTTTAATATGTCTAACAGTTTAATCATATTATTTTAATTGAGCTAATTTATTTTTAGCCCAATATTTAATATTCATTATAGCTTTTTGTTTTTCTTTATCATCCAAATCAGAAAGAATTACTGCTATTTCATAGTAACCTCCTTCAAAATCTTCTAATTCTTCATCAGAGGCATCTAACAAGTAATCTAAATATTCTTCTTCAGTTGTAACGTGCATTGCACCTTCCAATTCATTTTCTGCTGCTTGGAGTTCACCATAGTAATCCTCAGGTTCAGGTGATATAACTTTTATTTCGTTTATGTTTTTATTTAATTTAGCTTTATATTCACTTTCAGTAATTAAACCAGCTAACATTTGCATTCTGAGTGTTTCTTTATTCATGTCATATATTTGTCTGTAATTTCTAAATCAATACTTTAAAGGGAATTTAGATAAAAAAGCACACATATAACCAATATCATCTCCTAATATTACTAAAGAATTAAATCCTGAAACAGAATACTCGGTTGAAAGTTCCTCAACTCTATCATCAGTACTAATAAGAAAAAGAGGTTTAACATCTCCAAATTCAACAGCTCGAATAGCTTGCTGTGCTATAGGTTCAAATTCTTTATAATTTGAACCAAACATATCTTCAAATTCTTCGATACCTTCTCCATGATATTCAGTCATGAACTCCTCTAAAGTATCATAATCAATAGTTAAAATAAATGTTTGAAAAGGACCTAAAATTTCTAAACATTTATTGTATGCTTCTTCATTAGATGTAGGACGTTCTACTTTTATTTCTTGTAAAGAAGATTTGATGATTTTTTTTAAATCAGATTGTTTCATAATAACCCGGCTAATTTTTTAAATCTTACAAATTCTAGACTTTCTTGTAATGGTAATTCTTTAAAATTTTGATCATCTAAAATAATACCATCATAATCTATTCCTGGTTTTAAATAGAATGAAGTAGATCCGGTATATCCTAAATTAGGATCAGGCATTTTTCTTTTACCATCTTTGGTAAAACTATATTGTTTAATGTCACTTTTTATAGTATTCCCATTTTCATCAAGTATACTATAAGTAGTCACATTTGATTTATTTTTATCAGGAGTTATAAAGTAAAGTTTCCCGTTTTGTTCAAAAGTAGTAGGAATACCTAAAGATAGAGCAAAGTATTTAAGTTGATTTGAAGGATTAGTAAGTAATTCTTTAGATAAATTTATTAATTCTATTCTTTCTTGCTCTGAAAGTTTTTTAAAGGATGAAGTACTTAGGTTAAATATTCTTACAGATCTAGAAGGTGCTATTCTCCCTCCTTGTGCTCCGCTTGAAGCGTATTCTAAATCTCTAAAAGCAATGCTGTATACATCAAATGTTGCTTTTTGTTCAGGAGTCATATATTTAACGGCCTCCTTAGGTAGAAAATCTAAATTATCTATTTGTTTTTGAATGTATTGTTTAACAATACTTTCAGGAAAATATTTTTCAATCTCATCAAATGATAAATAATCTTCTTCAAATTTTTCGTAATACTTCTGTTGAAGGGGAGATTTTAGGTAAGGTAAAAATTCGTATGGAAGAGGTTCATTTGAAAAACGGGTAAATCTATAATCAGCATATCTTTTTACTAATCCTAAATTTGATTTTACCTCATCAAATGTTACTTTTCTATTATTGTTAATAGCTTCATTCTTTAAATCTAAATCTAAAAGATTAAATATTTCAGAAGGTAGCTTTTGGTAATTAGAAGCATTCGTTCTTACATATAATTTTTTAGTAGCATAACTTAATTCAGCAAATTGGTCAGGAGTTAATTGTTTACCTGCTAAAGCTTGAACTTCAACTTCTTCTTTGCTTGGAGGCGAATATGGGAATAAATTTTCTTTATCTTTAAGAACATTAGCTAAATCTTCTGGAAGTGCAGCTAGTAACTCTTGGTATGTTCTGAATTCTCTATCCCCATCATTAAGTGCTGAAGTAAGAGCCCAAGTTCCATTTTCAAATCTATGGATAACTATAGCATGATAGGGGTCAATAAATCGATTATTTTGTTTAGTATCGGGTTTACTTCTATCAAAAACAAAATAAAACATTCTACTTCTTCCACCACTAAAACGATAGGTTCCATACATACTACCTTGTGGACGTGATATACACCATAAATAGTATCCATCTTTACCGTATTTAATACATTTCTGTTCAGCGTC